TATTCGTTTTACCATCCATAATCCCACGAACAACCTCTGATACAGCACGGTTATCAGCACCAAATGGAGGTAAAGTACGAAATTGTGTCATCGATCACCTGAAACAGAATATTCCAAATCAACACCAACCACAGTACGCCAATCTGCACCCGTAGGCTGTACTCTCACTCGATGATAATTACCATTAGAGCGCAAAGAAACTCGATTTATCGTATCTGGAGAAGCATAACTAGTATATTGAATGTCATCATTCATTAAAACACGGCTAGATATTGCAACATTACCAATACCGTTATCAACTATAGGTTTAGCAAGCGTTACTAAACTACGACCCAAGTCTAAATCTTGGCTAGATACATAAGCAGGTTCAAAATCACCAGTAAAACCGTAGACTTTCTGACCGGATACAGCAGCTAAAAACCAATTACCACCAGCATACGCACGATCATCAAAGCTAGCTGTCAAATTATCAATAGAAGGCAGCGATAAAGTACAGTCACTTGTCGTAATAGTCGCTGATGTCGCAGACGTTACGGTAAACGTATTAGCTCCTGTACGTGTTATCTGATAAAAGTTATCAGCAGCACCACCTGTAGTCGCATCAAAGTATACAAAACCACCTGTTTGCAAGCCATGATTAGTCGCTGTAACAGTAATAGTCGTACCAGACTGAGTATACGTACCTGCTAACGTATTAGAACCCTGAGTAATACTGATCTTATCTAATTGCTCTAACGTAGCAGATGCAGTTAATACATAAGCAATCGAATTAACGTCAATGTCAGAAAAAGACCACCTATTTAGCTTTGCGTTATAAATAAGCAATTGCTTGCCAGAAGCAGTAGGCATCACCCATATAACCAATGAACGAATAGGATCAACAGAAGCACTCATCCCAGTTGAAACTTGGTCAATAGCTACATTCTCAAAGAACCATCGATTAACCTTCTCAGCACCTATCGGAGTAACACTCTGACCGTTACATACGTAAAAGCCATCATCAGCTAAAAAGTATGTCTGATCTGATAACTGTGCGATAGAGCCGTTAGCAATACACCCTAATGAACGTGATATAGCATCAAATTGAAAGAAGAACGGAGAACCCGAATAGGTCATCCGATAAATAGCTCTTTCCAAGAAAACCAGCCCGTATTCACCACCAGAAAGACCAGTAATGTCGCCACCATCAGGAAGCAACTGAGAGTCAGACTGACTAGACGAAGATGGTGTCCAATTGGCCTCATTGTTGATGTCAGACCAATAAAGTGTACTCTCAGCTCCAGCAACATTGGCAGCAACGACAAAATCACGCACAACAGTAACGTACTTTGCAGTAGGAGCATCAGCAGATAAGTCGGCAAAAAGAGAAGAACTAGAAAGATTATATGCCTGTAGCTTTGCATTACCGTTAGCAGTAATAACAACAGGCCCGAATTGAGTTATATCCCACGTACTAGACGTATAACCACCAGATTTACTTACATTGATAAAGTTATTGTTCGTAGGGTCAAACTTAAATATCTTAGATGAGCTAGCGGCAAACAGTACATTCTGACCGCCAAACTTACCACCAAACGTGGTTAGCAATGTCTCACTAGCTTGAGTCTCAGCGTTAGGATACGGCTGAATAGACTTTATAGGAGCGTATCCATTAGCAACAGGATAGCAATTTACAGCTTCAGTTACACCACCTAGAATGCCAGGCTGATCTGGTGTCCACTCACCAAACGCTACTCTTGTCTTAGCCATGTATCACCCACAGGAACTTGTTTAGTCCATTCTTCACCATAGATCATCCCTTTAGTTGTTACGATAGCCTTGCCCGTAATACTAGCGTTTCCTAGTGCAATTAATCCACCATTTGCTACAACAACTGTCCTTACATTAAATTGTCCACCACCTAAGACAACATTGCTAGCAACAGCAGATACAGTAGAGACACACACTATTGACGCATTACCTAAGACTAACTTAGCTCCGTCAGCCGTAACCGTAGCACTACCTAATATAGCCGCTACAGCCTCTCTGTTATACCCGCCTAGTGCAGTTACTACAGCCCTGCCAGTAATCGCTGCATTGCCCTGTATAGCCCCTTCATAGGCCGTTACAATAGCTTTACCTAATATAGCAGCAGCACCGTTAGCAGTTCTAGTTCCAGATGCAATAACTACCGCATTACCAGTGACAGCCGCATTAGCAGCAATAATGGTACTCAGTGAGTCATCAGATACCGCAGCAGCACTTAACGGAATAAATCCAAGCATTTATGGCTCCACAGGCCAAGTTATATCCCAAGGAAACCCGCTTTGCGATGGAATATCCCTCAATAATTGACGATAAGTAGCCCATATTTCTTTATCTACAGGACTATCAGCGACTTGTGTCCAATCGCACTCAGCTATTAGACGATTACGCTCAGTCCGTTGTGAAGCAGCCTGTTGAGTATCCAAAGCAGCAATAGCGTCTGCATCTATATCAATAGCCGTAAACTTACTAAACCATTGACCATTGATTTCTTCTACGCCATCACGAGCAACAATCTGATACCTAGTAGCCGTTGGCTGTGCTCCATTTAGCACTGGATCAGCACCAAACTCATTCAACAAAGCAACCGATAATTGCTGTGGGAAGCTGGTATTTGGATGCAATGAACGGAACTCTGATTCCGTCATCACCGTGCCCGTGTCTCTAATTCTTAATTCCATAATTTCCTCTAAGCAATAGCTAAGAAAATGTAACTTGCTGCGTTTACGTTGACGTTTGTCGCCGCTACTTGATTGACGATAAACCCAGAATTATCAGGATCAATAGTATCGTCTGTCGTAACTTCAGCTACTGTCGTATTAAGACTTAAATGAGGATCGTTACCTGACACAATACCTCTAGCCGTATCCCATACGTACCAGTCTCCTGTTGAGTCAGTACGCTTAATAAGAACAAACCTCGCACCAGCAGTAAATCCGCAAGCGATAGTTTGGCTTGATCCGTTGCCTGTGTAGCTGCCTACTTTGGATACGCCTGCAAGAGTGGCGAATAGGTAGGCTATGTAACTGGCAGATGAACTATTTACTATAGAACTAGTTCCTACACTAAAAACAGTTGATGTCGGAGTTGTTGTGTTCCAAAGAGTTTGACCTGAACCTGATCTGGCGTCTGTAGTATTTAAAAACAGATACTCATCATTATTAATTGGAGCCGCATATACCGCCCAATTTGCCGTTACTGTAGTTCTTCGTTTAACAATCATCAACTCAGGAACAGCACCTAAGTTGTGGTTAAAAGTTCCTGCTGTTCCAGTTCCCGTATAGCACACCACATCAAAGAAGCCTGGGGCACGAGAAAATAAATAGTTTATGAACGTATTGGCTGAAGCATTTGTTGATGATGAAGTAGTACCTACTTTTATACCATCCATCACATCCCAAGGATTAGCTTGCAAAATAGTCGTAGGAGCTGCAACTTCAGCGGCTGTAGAGGATGTTCCTAAATAGTTTATTCCAGTAAGGCGAGAAACAAGTAAAGGCAATGTACTTGCACCGCGATTTTTAATAAAAACAGTATCGTCTACACCCGTACCGCCAGTAACAGTTGCATCTACACCTGTACCTGTTCTAGCTGATAAACCAAACACCTTAGTCGCATCAGTCGGCGTTTTCATAGGGCCACGACGTATGGCTATGTAGATGTAATTAAATCCAGATCCGTTAACGCTATTTGTTGTGACCACCGATGCGCTAGTTAAAGCAAAGCCGTTAGTACGAGGCTCTACCCAGTTATAGCTGGTGTTTTCTGCATTAGACGAGTTAAAAGCAATAGCTGGATCAATACTTCCTACGGTCATGCCACGCGTAATATCAGAGCACCACCAATCCCCACCGTCGCTATCAATACGCTTTACAAACACCCACTGCGCTTCATAACCAAGGTTGATAGGGTTCACACCGCCATTACCCACATAACTACCACAGCTAATCACATTGTCCGTACCAGACGCGCCAAAGCCTCCAGCGTCGTGGGCGAATAGGTAGGCGACATAAGTGCCGCCTGAAGCGTTTACACCGCTTGCGTCACCCAATGTAAAGATAGTTGACGTGGGTGCAGTGTTATTCCACGTTGTGCCAGTTGATGCTTTTGCGTTTGTCAGGTTTAAATACATCACATAGCTTTGAGGATTTGCATCCATAGCCCTGTGATATACATGCCAATTATTGGTTGTGTCAGTACGTTTAACAATCATGCACCCTGGAACACTTCCAAGATTGTGCGCTACAGTACGGCCAGCAGTTCCATTCCCCGTATACGTCACAACATCAAAGAACTTAGGCTGCTCTCGGAATGTCCACCCAACATAATTTGTAGAACTTCCATTTACAGATGAGTTTGAGCCGAGAGAGAATCCATTTGAATTAAAAGCAGTTAAACGTGTCGCTCCATAACTTTGCCCAGCAGTACTACTTGTTTGTAGTTCATACCCAGCACCGCGGAGAGTGTCATAAAACGCCGGAGGTTCTGTGCTGTTTGTTCCAGACCTAGCTTTAATATATACCGCACCACCATTAGTAGATAAATCAATTCCATTGGTAATAGTCTGCGTAGAGCCATTACCCGCATAGAGATACGTACTAAATACATCTTCTATGTAATTAGCAGCAGAAGCTATGACCGCACTTTTTAGTCGTGAAGTTAACATTAATTATTTCCCACGCGAGCACCATAAACCTGTGTGCCAACTTCCCACAGTACGATCACAGTGTAGCCCGTAGTATTTAACGTCGGAGCTGATCCTGAGTCTGTTTTCCACACCACACCAGAGCCACCAAATGTCGCATCAGTCCATGTCAATGTATAAGCAGAGCCATCATCAATCATCAATGTTACCGACTCACCAGCGACAAAGTTCGTCGCTTTAGGAGTACGACTAGCACCTAGCGTAATCAATTGAATTGAACCATTGCCAGGGTCAATCTCAAACGCAGCACCATCAGTGATTGTGTAAACGTCCTCTAAGATCGTTCCAATAATCGCAGGATCAGTCAGAGTCTTGTTCGTTAGTGTCTGAGCTAAATCTGTAGATACAGCCTTATCACCTGCATAAGTAGCAAATACGTCCTTAGCTCCAGCACCAAAATCAACAGCAGAATTAGAATTACTAGACTTTAGAACTGTAGTCCTAGCCAATTGACCAGCACTAACAGTCCCAATGCCTACTTCCCATGCACTGCCTAAAGTAATTGTGTAATAACACGTATTGCTATTGCCGATAGCGGTACTAAAGCTCTGATAGCCACTAACAGCACCGTCCAATGTCAAAGTGCCAGTTCCGGTAGTTGTGGACGTTTCCCTTACCCGATCAGCAATAACTAACGCCATAATTACTCCAGAGTAACGGAAAGATTACCAGTTGAAATAGTGAATACATCGCCCGTATTGATAGCCTTAGAAGCATCTAACGGTGTGTGATACATCAAGTTACCCGACGTAGCAGCATCACGAATACCAATGTACGCTATAGTCCCCCAATTACCAGTAGCCGTAGGGAACGTCACAGAAGCACTGTTCGTCGATACGCCATTACTAGGGGATGCAAACGTTACAGCAGTACGCGCATAAGAACCACCAGTGACCTCAGTGCCGACATCAGCATCAGTCGGATCACTCGTATACAAAGCTACATAACAAGTCGTAGGACTCGTATAACCTACATTACGTAGAGTAGCGTTAATCAACGCATTCTCTAAATAGTTTGACATCTCAGCCATAATTTACCTCACGAAGAAAACATAGACATAGGTTGACCACCATACTCACTCGATTGATCCGCAATGTTAATCGCAGTAATCGAACGCTCATATAAAGCAGCCCAAGTTTGCAATCTAGCATCATTCATCAAATACGGTTCTGCCTCACCCAAAGATGCGTACAACAAAGCATCTGGATAGTTAGCAAGAAATACATTTGAGGAATTTGTATCGCTTAATAGCACAGGCTTTGCGTAATAAAGCATCTGTACGCTATAAGCAGTATCAGGAATAGGGGCAAACTGTATTTCAGCAGCAAGTACAGTGTAATTAACAGGCTTACCTATATCTGTAACCCTAGCCTTTGCATAGAAAGTATTAGGGGAAAAATAGGTTACTGGTGACCTTGGCGTAGTCTGCAAGTGTATATCTCGCATCTCCAAGAAGTCAGAAGGTAGCCCAAGCGTAGAATCACCCGACGTTGTATTAGCAGTAGCCACTACAAGCATCTGACGCGATCTTAAATCTCTACGTAGTCGTTCTTCAGCTAATCGTATAAAGTCAGGTATTACAGATGTTAAATCACTCCTGGCTAAATAATTAGCTATCGTACTCTTTAACGAACTGTAATCCGTCATCGCTAATTCCCTGAATTGTGTCTTTCAACAGCACCATCCTCTACATCTTCCCACCGATACTCATACGTACCAATGTGACCGATATGCTTAGACAGACTGTGATCTACATACGTCTGGAATCCGTTATCTAAGGCTTTGACGCAGAAATGTACATCCTCGCCTATAATTCCCTTAGAACCCCATCCTACGTCGTACCAAGGCTTCTTAATAGC